CCACCAGCCCTGACCACTGCCCCGCTCCAGGCGTCAACATTTTCAATATTTTCTCCAATAAGGTCAGAGAACTTGGATAGTTCATCAATCTTTTGAGTGGTTGCCAATAGTCCGACAATGGCCCCGGTTAAAGCAACCACGCCGCCGACAGCACCCAAAGCTTTTGACCCCATAGTCAAAAATTGTTTGGATGCTGTACTGGCAGGAGCTTTTAAACCTTTTATTTCTTTGGATAATTTAGATGATTGCTTTGTAACTGACTTTGCTGATTTCTCAGTTTTATCAAGAGTCTTGTCAAGTTTTTTAACATCCTTATTGGCGTCATCTGCATCAGATTCGAATAGTATTAAAAACTTATCAAGAACGGTCATTTTATTTTTTCCTACTTGCATGTTTCATGGCAAGATATTCATTATACCTGGGAACAACAATACATTCCCATAGGTCGAACGCTTCCTCTAAGGTGTACTCTGTTTTGAGTTCTTTGAGGCTTGCTTTTCCGTCCGCAACAATTGCGCCAATGAATCCGTCAACGTTGACGAAATCAACTGTGTCGCATTCGCTTTGATAATATCTAAGAAATTCGATATCTTGCCTTGTTGAAAAAAAGAGCAATTATACCCCATCATTTCAACTTCAATCCGGGCTAATGTTTCCCAGTCCGGAACATGATTGTCTATCAACTCTCTTGTTTTGAGGGCCTGCAAGTTACCATTTGAGGTTTTAGCAGAAACGTATTTCATCAGCTTAAACATGGTCTCTTCATTCACCTTATAATCACCGAGCTTTGGCAAACCGCTTAATGGATATTTTGCTATAATTTCCCGACCTGCTATGGCCGGGAACTTTGACAAAACATAAGTTTTTTCACCTTCGTTCTGTGTTTTTAAGGTGACCTCTTTAGGTTCCAGCATTATGAGCCACCGCTTTTATTTTCAAATGCGAATGCGTAAGCTTTTGATTTCTTACGGCCTTCGCTGGCAACTGAATCAGTAGTTGGAACATTGGTTATTTTCCCATCCGTAAGAGTGATTATTCTTCCATCAGGATAAACTATATTCGCTGTGATTTTATCCTTTGCGCTAACCTTGCCACGTCCAACCCGATTAGCTTCGGCAAGAATCCCCATATTTACGTCATCATCACTTCCAGGAATCAGATTAACAATCATTGGAATAGGGTTTGCAATATTCCAACTTATAAGATCACCATTTAAACCCATTGCCGTTTCTGCAATCTGGATATTAGCGATGTCAAGAGGATCAGCATCATTAGCAAATTGATTAACTATGAATCCGGATGGAAACGTAGAATCTGCCTTGATATTTAATTCTAACCCCTGGCCTGAAATATCTTGTGTCATTTATTCACCTCATCAAATTAAAGTGCATATTTTCTTATTATATTAAAGTGTGAGTACCTTCCACTTTTCGAACTACATCACCCTTAGCATAAATAAGCAGATAAGTAGCTTTAAATTCACCAGGGTTTTGGGTGTCTTCAACAATCAGAGCATCAATCCAGTATCCAATATCTTGAATCTGCCTCCATGCTTCAGGATCACCGGTAACCTGTTCAATAAATGCTTTCTGTGTATCATTTATCGGCTTACCAACTGATATGGTTGCATTGAAAAGAGCCTGATCAATAGTCCCCTGGATAACACCAAGTATCTGAGCGCGTCCAGTGTTATTTGCTGGTACTGCTGAAAGGGCAAGAAGCAAATTCATAATAGCTACGCCGGCAGAATCTTTGAGCCATTGCTCATTTGCAAAGGTGTTCATGTCGAGTGGATCGGTAGCAAGTCCCGTCAGGAGACCACGCTGAAAGAATCTTAATGAACGTCCGGCCTGTTGTGTTTCCCCGTAATAATTCATGCGGATTGCATCAAGAGTGTTGCTGGTTGAAGTGTCGGTCACAGTGGCAGAAATGACAAATTGCTGATACATGTAGTTCTGATTTGCATTTCTGCGGGTGTAATCGGTTGCAGCAAGTATAATCATAGGCATCATTTCCGGGTATTCGTCCGGGGTTGATGCATCTTTGATCATGATTCCGGTTGCACCAATATCTTTTAAAGCATCGTAAGTTGTCTGGGAATCTACCTCAAGTACAGATTCGAAAAACTGGAATCTTACATTTTGAGCTTTCGCCCATGTGGCAGCCTCAAGGATTTCATCATCTGTTAATGCAGGCTGAAAAATAAATGACCCAAAGTTATTACTTGCATCGGATGACTCAGTAAGAACATCTGTGATAGTTTCCTCAACAACTCCATCGGAGAGAATGGTGTCTGGATTCAGCCAGCCGATAAGTTCAGCAATTTCAGTTCCGGATCCAGCATCAGCAACAGTAACGACGTTGTTTCCTGTGGCGCCTCCAACAAGTTCAAACCGTTTATCAATGGCATTGTAGGTCACTGTGGCACCAGTCCACATTACAGCGACATTTGCAGCCTGAACAGCCGTTTCAATTGTCGTAGCAATATCAGTAAGACTTAGATCCGTTGAAAAATCAATACCAGTCATAATCTCAGTATCAGGACCAAGAGTTAATGAAAATGCACCATCGGAAATTGCAGTAAACGTAGCAATAATAAAATCTTCGGCTTCACCAAAAATCAATGGTGCCGTGTCCGCATCTGCCCACCTTGCAAAACTTATCTTTTTTGCATTGGTTGTCTGTTTCGACACAAAACCAAAATAAAACAGAGCCCTGGCATACTCTTCTGAGTCTGTGCCGAAATATTCACCAACGGAAAGAAGATCAGTGAATTCAATAAAACTTTTTGTGGGTAGAAGTGTATTGATAGTAAAAAGGCGTCCAATCAATTCTCTCAAAGCTACCTGGGCAGCTCCACCAACTCCACTAACAATATCAACATACTTTTGAAAAGATATAGCCATTACCGGAACTCCTTTTTTTTTAAATTCTTTTAATATCTGACTCTATCGGGTCAGCAACTGGAACCGTAGAGGTTAAATTCTGTTCGTATAATAATACGAAATCAAAAGACGGGTCAAGGTCAAACTGGTCTTTATCATCAATTGAAAATGATACTGGAATATCCGAAATCCTTTCAATGCTGATTTCATCACTAAGCAATGCCTGTCTTGTTTCACTGGTTCCCATTATAGCCGCACATTTTTCTGTTACATCATAGGCGGTTATACTGTTTTCATTTTGTATATCCTGCGTAACCAATGACATTAATTGAAAGGTTACAGACAACCAATATTTTTCAATCTTATCAAAATTTACATTTGCAGGATTGTAAATATGCTTTCGGCCTTGGTGACCGATTTTTTTAGATGTAATTTTATGAAGATATATACTGTCAATAGAAGAGGGACCCTGCTTAATTGGCTGTTCAGATTGATGTATCTCAACCTGAGTCAATCCATTAGAATCAAGTCCAGATCTTAATACACTTATCAATGATTTCCATACGTCAGCTTCAATCATATTTGCACACACATAACGCCATTCCATCCGTCAATAGGGGTCCAGTCATTTTCATCAAGAACTTGAAAAGTTTTATTGTCAAAAATAATGCGGTCACCTGAGGTATCCCGGGACACACCATCAATTTTGTCTGATGAATAAATAGTGATATAATTCTTTTTCCAGTCTAATCCATGTTGTTGATATAATCTACGGGGAACTGCCTGTATACTTCCCGTCAAGGGGACATCAGGAAGGTAAGAGGGGATATCAATTCCAATACCATTCGTTGTTCTGCTGTCAAATTTACGATAAATAAATGGATCTTGATCTATTACTTTGAACGCTTTTTTTAATAGGTTACTTCCGGGAACATTCATATTTTTTCCACCGTCGATGTTAATGTGGTTATCATATGGCTTGATTCAACAAGTGGTTTCGTTAATCCGCCTACTTTTTTACCTTTTGATAATTTTCGTTTTCTGGCTGCAATAGTTCCAGCCTTAAGAGGTGGTGAATTTATCTCTGTTATCTTTTTTCTTATATCACCAGATGCAGCAACACCTAATCCAGTCATAACTTGCATAGGTGTTGAATTACCAACAAACACA